ATAACTGAGTTCCATTTAACTTTGGACCAGTCCCATCGGAATATATGTATTTGGTTGCCATGAGACTTTTTTATCTATTTATTGACAAATTTTGCAAAAGGTAATGACCGTAAATATTCAATCTCATTGTTTCTTACAACATGCATCTTTCCTGCAACTTCTTCCCATGTATAATTGCGTGATTGCCCCCAGTGAAAATTAATTCCTTTGAATCCCCAACGCTCTACAGCAGTCACAGCAATTAATGGATGTTGATCATATTCGATATTTGGAGTTTTTGATACGTATATAAAGGTATAATATTTGCCAACATCAGGAATAAACTCAGATTCTGTAAAAACTTCAAGGATATTCATCATGATGAGTTCTGCATCTTCAGAACCATCTAATTTCTGTTGAAGTCTTTTAACTCTTGCTGATGTCATTTGATTCCGAGTTCTTCTTCCGTGATGATTTTAAACTCAATCATATGATCCTTACAAAATTCTTCTGCAGCCTTCCACTTCGCCTGATTGGTTGCATAAGTATAAACTTCATGAATGTATGATTTTGTTGTTCTTGATTTTGGTTTTGGTGGTTCAGTTTGTTTTTTGGGTTTGATCTCAATAATATATTTTTTAATTCGACCATTACTTTCCTTGACTTTAATAATAAAATCTGGAAAATAATTTCTAACCTTTTGACTTACGGGATCGTAGTATTTGATACGAATTTCTTCAGATCCCCATGCAATTATATTTTCATTCAAATCACACCACCGACAAAATACTCTCTCCCAACTACTTCTACAAATGATATTATTGGGATCACCTTGGTACTTTTTGGGATAAGATGGTTGATAGCGACTCTTAATACTTTCTGCCATTACCCATATACATAATATATAAGTAAATCTATTTAGTAATGCCTCATAGATCCATTTCGGATATAAAGCATATTATATTAAAACCTGCGTTAACGCATCTTTTTTTAGTGCAATTTCCGATACCAGGGAATCTTGCAAATGTAAATGAAGGATTGCGGAACTGGATGCTAAATTATACAGATTTGCCACTCGATCCACTTGATAATGGTGTGACAGATAAAATTTCTTTACTTTGCTCTGAAGCAAATCTTCCTGGTTCTTCGTTATTGACTCATGAAATTAATAATGACTATACGGGGCAAACGGAAAGACATGCATACCGTAGATCATATGATGATCGAATAGATTTTACTTTTTATGTGGATGAAAGATATGATATTATGAAATTTTTCCATAATTGGATAACATTTATTGTCAATGACAAATCGCCAAAAGAAGAAGTAGCATCATATGGAATTAATCAAACGACTTATAATAGTAGAGTAAGATTTCCATCGGATTATTATACTCAGGAAATGAAAATTGTAAAATTTGAAAAAAGTATTGGACTTAAAGACTATGCATCAGGATTTAGCACTCCATTTACGGGAACATATAATTCACAAGCTAATGAACAAGAAAATGTTTTAGTGCATTCTTTTGTTAATGCATATCCAATCAGTATGAATTCTATTCCGGTTTCATACGATCAACCGTCTCTTTTAAAATGTACTATTTCTTTTTCATACTCTAGATATTATGTTGGGTTAGAGAATGCTTCTAATTTTTCTAAAGGAGATCCAGACTAACCCGATAAATACTCACATATATCATAATACATCATGCCTTTACCTAAGATTTCTACACCAACATATGAGTTGGAATTGCCATCAACTGGAGAAACTATTCAATATAGGCCATTTTTAGTTAGAGAAGAAAAACTTCTTGTTCTTGCACTGGAATCAGAGAACATGAAGGAAATTACAACCGCAATTAAAACTGTTATTAAGAGTTGTATTTTATCAAAAGGAATTAAGATTGAAAGCCTTCCTACTTTTGATATTGAATATTTGTTTCTGAATATTCGTGGCAAGTCTGTAGGAGAAGAGATTGAAGTTAATGTAATTTGCCCAGATGATGAAGACATCACGGTTCCTGTTACAATTTCTGTAGATGAAATTCAAGTAGTCAAGAACGAAAAGCATACAAATAAGATCAAAGTTGATGATTCTATCATGATGGAAATGAAGTATCCATCATTGGATCAATTTATTAAATCAAACTTTGATTTTTCTGGTGCTAATTTAATGGATCAATCCTTCGATCTGGTTGCTTCATGTGTCGATAAAATTTATTCTGGAGATGAAGTTTGGACATCCGCAGATGTAACTAAAAAGGAAATTATGGAATTTCTTGAGCAGATGAACTCATCTCAGTTCAAGCAAATTGAAACATTCTTCGAGACCATGCCTAAGTTATCTCATACGGTCAAAGTTAAGAATCCAAAGAGTGGTGTTGAAAGCGAAGTAGTTTTGGAGGGTCTTTCCAATTTTTTCGCATAGGCCTGGTCCACATGGACCTGGAATCTTATTATAAATTGAACTTTTCCTTAATTCAGTATCATAAATACTCATTAACGGAGATTGAAAACATGATGCCTTGGGAACGAGACATTTATGTTGCTCTATTACAACAGCATGTAGAAGAAGAAAAACTCAAGCAGCAACAAAATGCGTGACCAATTAGTCAACGAAACTATTGATGCAAGGATTCTAAGACTTGTTGGTCTTGAGGATGTTTTTGATCTGGATTATGAAACTTATCTAGTTCTTTTAAAAGAGGCGCAAGTAAAAGGAAAGAATACAATTCCTGTAGAAGAACAAGCACTTCTTGCAAATGAAAGAAAAAGAATAAGAGGAAAAGTTGGTCGATTCAAAGTTAAATCAAAGACGATCAGAGCTGAAAATATAACATCGGTTAGGACGATTGGGCGAAGGTTGCTGCCAGCAGCAAAAGGTGTTGGAACAGAACCACCAATCGTAAAATCTTTATTGGCAATAAGCAAAACTGTTGAATCAATTTCTTTAAGTTTAACTGAACAAAGTAAAGAAGAAAATAAAGAAGCGGAAGAGAACCGAAAGGAAGAAGAAAATAAAAAACGAGCAAAAAGGGAAGAAACTTTAGAGTCAAGTGCAAAAAAAGTTATGGCAGCAGCCAAAAAACTTTTTGCACCAGTAAAAGGAATATTTGATTCAATTTTTAATTATTTTTATTATACTTTATTGGGAAAAGGAGTTACAACAGCACTCGAATGGTTTGCAAATCCTGCAAATGCTGAAAAAGTAAATGCACTTGGTAGATTTGTAAAGGATTGGTGGCCAACATTGCTTGGTGCTGCTGCTTTATTTTTAACTCCACTTGGGGGATTTATAGGAACTACTCTTGGTTTAATCCGCAATCTTGCTTTTAGATTCCCACTTGTAGCAGCAGCTGCAGGAGCTTCAATTGCTGGTGAAATTGGTGATAAAAAACTCCGAGAAATGACTGGTACTGGTTATAGTACGGCAATGATCGGATCTACTCCAACACCATTTGGGGCACCGAAAGTAAAAACAAAACCCAAAACTGAAAAACAAATTAAAGAGAATCAAGAAGCTCCATATGGAAGAAATCCAGATGGTACTCCTAAATTATTTCCAAGTCTTTTTACATCTGGTGGATTAATTAATTCAAATACTGGGGTAAAAATTTCTGGAGCAGGTCAAGATACGCAACTGACTGCATTACAACCCGGAGAAATTGTAATGAATCGCTCTACTGTAAGAGCAGTCGGGGCAAATAATCTACTTGGATTAAACAGAATGTTTGGTGGTCCAAGTGCAAACCGTCCAAAATTTGCAGGTAACATTCAATTTGCACAAAATGGTGGATTTATTGGAAGATTAAGGGGAATGTTTGGTGGCAATAAACAACCTCCAGCGAATAATATAAGATCAACAGATGTTTTCAAGATTCGTGGTGGACAAATGGTTGACCCACTGACGGGAATGTCACCAACAGAATTTAAAGAAAATACTCAAAGAAACTATTATGAAAAACCAAATGCTTGGAAAAGATTTTTAAATTGGTACAATAAAGGAAGAAATGTAAGAATTCCGAATGAAAGTAGTGCTGGTTGGAGAAGAATTATAAAAGATGATATGCAACAAAGAGGAAAATTTAAAACATCTGCGGGTCAATTAAAAGGATGGAATCCTTGGTGGTCGTTTACTACTGGACTTGGGACGGGCCCTACACCATTAGGAAGACAAATTGTTGAAAGATCTCCAAAATTGGGTGTTAGATTCGCAACTATGCCAGTTATTGGAGACATGCTCAATGCAAGACCAGCTGGCGGAGATCTTGAGAGTGCGATACGAAGAGGAGATTATAAAGGTCCAATGCCCGGACCACCAATGTCTAGAAGTAGATCTAGCATAATGACTCTTCCTCCAGTTGTACAGTCGGCAGCCACAGCAAATTCAGTAGCAAAATCGAATGGTTCTGAAGTCCCATCATTCTCTGCGATTGCTCCTGGAAATAGAAGATCTGATAATGCTCAAATCTACGGATTAATCCCATAAGATCATGGCAGTTAACGCTCAGAAGTTATTACCACCAGCAAGATTGTCAGCAGGCGAAAGAATGGCGGCTGCTTATGATAAAAAGATTGATGACTTGCTGAATCTTAAGATTAAAAAGAAACTCATTAATGTAGAGAAGATTGTAAACAAAACAAAAAAGGTTAAAGAGACAACACGAAAGAAAAAGAAAACAAGCAAAGAAAATGAAAAGCGACAATTAAAAGAAGAAAAACTTGAAAAACAAAAACAACCAGAAACTAAAGTATTGGGGTTACCAAATCTACCAAAAACTGGATTTCTTGATAGTGTTCAAAACTTTTTAGGATATACTTTTCTTGGATATTTGTTTACGAACTATAGCGATAATCTTTCTCCATTACAAAAAGTTGTATCTTTATTGCCTGCAGCAATGGATACATTCAGTAAGGTTCTTGTTGGAACTTTAGATTTTTCTTCTGCACTAATTGCTGGTGGTTATAAGGCAAAGGATGAATTATCAAAACAAGTAAAATCTTTAGGCGGCGAAAACGCACAGAAAACTTTTGATCAATTTACGACTGATTTTAGAGACATGATCAATTCAATCATGACTTTAGGATTGGTTCAACCCAAACAACCAGTTCCACAAAAAACAAATGGTGGTTTGGTTACAAAAATGGCTGTTGGTGGAAATGTTGAAAGGTTGGGAAAACCTGTTGGAGGACCAGTAACCAGAACAATTGAAAAAGTCTCTACAACTCGTCAACCCATAGTTTTTAAGCAAAAAACAGATCCAGGAAGAGATATTGGAGGACCTAAAAAAATTGAAAGAATATTCCCCAAATCAATAAATCCACAAAAACCTGGACCACTTAACAGTTTAATAGCAACATCTTCAGAATTGAAAAAAGTTCCATTAATTGGATCTTTGATGTCCGCTGCTGTTGATATCGCAATGGGTCAAAAACCCGATAGGAAAATTTATAAAACTTTTGGGCAATCAATCGCATATTTGATGGGCCCATCGATTGAAAACCAATCTAATATTGCAATGGGTAATTTGACAAGCACTATTGCAAAAATGGCTACAGGTGGTTTTATACCAGTAAATAGACAAATTACTACAAATATGAGTTCTACGGAACGATTTGTGACACAGTTAGCTAATATTTTTCAAATTGCTATTGAAACAAGATTATCTAGAATATTTTCACAAATTTTAAAAACGAAAAATGCATCAGAAACTATTGAAGATATAGAAAAAGCTGGAGAATATGGGGATATTGAATATGGACCATTGCCTCTTGACATGACGCAAAAGCAAGCATTTGCTACCATCTACGAACTTGCTAAGAAAAATGGTGCTGCGATGCCGGAACTGGTTGCTGGTATGGCAATGCACGAATCTGGTTATTTAACAAGTGCGTTAGCACGAGAAGCAAACAACCCATTTGGACAAACTGGAAAGGGAACTAAAGGAAGTATAACTTATAAAGATAGACAATGGGCAGCATATAACAGTTTGGATGATGCCGTTAAAGAGCATATTAGAAATTGGAATAATGATTCTAAATTTGGAAAGGGCGCTGGAACATATCCAAGTGCAGTTGAGGGTTTAAAGGCAATACTTCCAACATATGCTCCAACGAGTGATGGCAACAATCATTCAAATTATATTAGAAGTGTATCCAGCATTCTTTCTACGATGGGATTTAATCCTCAGAAAAAAAATGCTAAGGTAGATTTAAGTAAATCGCAATTAATACAACAAAGAAGACCAACTTCAGCGGGAAAAATTCCTGGTTCAAAAGCAATAGATCCTAGAGTTTTGGATCAAAATGAAACTGTACCAGTAGAAGGTAGATTTAGATTGAGGGCAGATGCGGCAAGAGCATATCTTGATATGAAAAGAGCAGCAGCTACAGAGGGTGTAAGTATAACATTAACATCTGCATGGAGATCTTATCAAGAGCAAAAATATCTTTATGATAATCAAAACAAACCCGGATTTAATCCAGCAGCTGCACCAGGCACATCGAAACACGAATTTGGTCTCGCAATTGATGTTGCAAGTGGTATACCTTGGGTTACAAGACACGGGTCTCGTTTTGGATGGATTGCAACGGTTCCTGGAGAACCATGGCATTTTGAATATAATGGAAGTTATACTCCACGAGCTTCAAATCAAAAAACTCAAAGAGCATCTTCAGCAACAACTGCTCCCTCTGCTAATATTGCATCATCAACTCCAAGAGTTTCAAATACAGCGAACCAAATAGCAATGAATCCATCATATAATGAACCAGAAGTACTAGTGGTTCTTCAGGAAAAAATTGTTTTGAAAGAAATTGAAAGCCCAAATATGGGAGCATATCCAGGTTTATCTAACATTGCTTTTCCTGGGGTAAATAGTACCATACCAACATTAGTCGGATGACATATCAATCTGCCAACTCAGCCGCACAAACATCGAATATAACTCGATTTATAATCACTCCAAATCGGGGCAAAGAACTTGATGTCTCCTTAGGATCAGTTCAATTGCAATACTACGAAAGTATCTTAGACAATACTATTCGTTTAACCGCTGCATTAGTGGATAGTGGAACGAGAACTAATGGGGATAATTCTTCGGCACTGGAAATGAGCGACTTGAAACTTACTGGAGGGGAAGAAGTCACTCTTGAAATGAAAGATAATTATCAGCAAACATTGAAGTTTTCTGGCAATACACAACTTCGAATAAAATCAATTCGAGATATTATTGAAGCAAATGTATCAACTTACATCATTGATTTATGGTCAAAAGAATGTTTGGACAATGAACTCGTGGAAACAAGAGTAACAAAAAGATATGATGGAAAAATTTCAGATTCTGTTCGTTCAATATTGACAAATGCCTTAAAGACTCCAAAAACAATTGATGTTGATGAAACTGAAAATCTATTCAGTTTTCTTGGTCGTTCGGAAAAACCATTTTACAAATGTACATGGCTCGCAAAGAGATCAATTCCAACTGGATTGAAAGGAAAGAGTGCTGGATACTTATTTTTTGAGACTTCAAAAGGATATAAATTTAAATCGATTGATAAGTTATTCCAGGAAAAGTACAAAAGAAAATTAATTTTTACAAGAACCCCATACCTTCCAGAGGAATATGATGCTAAAATATTAGAGTTTTCTTTTGATAGTACAATCGATGTAGAACAGGCATTAATATCTGGATCATTATTCAGAACTGAATTGAGAGCAACAAACTTCTATGATAATAAACCTAGAAGAAATGAAACATCACATACTGCTCAAGAAAATGAGGAAACAATGGGCGGAAAAGAACATCCAGTTATTGCAGCGGATCAAAATCTTCAAGATAAGTCTACTCGCGTAGTTGTTCGCTATGATAAGAAAGGAGTTCTTCCACCAGGAAAAAACTTAGAAGAACAACTAACCAAATCAAAAGAAAACGATTATGATATAGATGCGATTATTCGCCAAGCAACAATGAGATATAATCAACTATTCACTCAAAAATTATCGATCACAATACCAGGAGACTTTGGTTTAAATGCTGGAGATCTGGTATACTGCGACTTTCCAGAAATCACAAGAAACACTATGAAGTCAGTAAGCAACAGAAAAGGTGGTCTATATATGATAGTAGATTTATCTCATTTGATAACGACTAATAAAACTTTCACTAAGTTGAATTTAGTGAGAGAGTCTATAGGAAGAAAACCTTTCTGATTTAAAACAATGAACAGAACAATTCAACAACACATTAATGATGATCGGGACGAATTAGATAATCCCGAAATTAATTCGCAACGTCGTCGCCATATTGAGGATGAACTTGATGCATTAGAACAGTATCAAGTCAATCATCCAGATGAAGATCATGATCCAAATCCACTTGAATTATTTTGTGATTCCCATCCAGATGCTGCAGAATGCAGAATCTATGAAGACTGATGCAAGGAACTTTATTTAATCAAGAGAACGCAGCTCTACAACCAATGTATTTTTGGTTTGGGCAAATTGTTGACGATGCGACTTGGAAAGATAACGAATTAAGAACAAAATGGGATAATCCTCGACGAATTCCCGGTTGGGGATCAAGATTTCGTGTGCGTATTTTTGGACGAGACATTGGAGATGTAGAGAATTCTCGTCTGGATATGGCAGAGTGTATATATCCAGTTACATCGGGTTCTGGACATGCGGCGAGTTACCAGACCGCAAATTTAAAAAAAGGTGCATATGTCGTAGGATTTTATCGTGATGGAATTGATAGAGAAGATCCTGTAATTCTTGGTTGCCTTGGTAATAACGATCAAACACAATTATCACAAACAATTCCACTCAAACCATTTGAACCCCATAGCGGTTTTGTTGGTGAAGGTGTACCATATTATTCAATTCCAGTTGCACCATACAGACCAATTGAAGGAAATACAGGATCTTCAACCACACAAGATAATACCAATGATCAGCAACAAAAAGATGATGGAAAACAGCAAAATCCAATTAAGTCAAAATGTGATCCTGCAGAACTTCAGGGGATACAAAAAATCATAAAAAATTTAATCAAAGACATTGAAAATGCTAAAAAACAAGTAAAAGATTGGAAGAACACTGTTCTAAAACCAATCAATTATAAGGGGCAGCAGATGTCCGTGTCTGATTATATTCAGATGAAAATTAATAATGCTTCGAAGGATATTTCCAAATTCTTCAAAAATATTATTGATAAGACTAGAAAGTGGACCACGGAAAAAATTAATAACACGATGAAGGATACTTATTATCTTCTTCATCCCAACGAGAGACCCAATCTTAAATCGGCAGTAGAAAAGGCCAACGATATACTTTCTTGTTTATTCAATAAAATTATTTCCAATCTATTAAAAATGATTGGAAAGGCACTTCTTTCAATGGCAAATCAGGTAATCAATACCGCAGAGTGTTTGCTTAATAACTTTGTTGGGGGATTGCTTGGAAAACTAGTTGGATTAATTTCCTCAGCACTTACAAATATTTTGAGACCAATTGAAGCATTAATTGGTGGTGTATTTGATATTGGTGGAGAACTTTTAAACTTTGTTGGACAATTGCTCGGATTCTTTAGTTGCGAAGAGAAACCTTCTTGTGGTAAATTAAAAGAGTGGAGTATTTGGGATGGAGCAAGCTCAAATACTACACTTAATTTCACCAATCTTTTCAATAAGGTGCAGGAATTTGCATCGGCAGCACAACCAATTATAAATCCAAATAATTTTAATTTTGATCTAGACTTTTCTGATATTTTCCAAGATAACTGCAATCTTGGCCCAGTTCTTTGTGGTCCTCCATCTGTTGTATTTTGGGGAGGTGGTGGTCAAGGAGCAGCAGCAAATGCAATCATTAGTGCAACTGGTGATATTCTTGGAATTGATATCATCTCATCAGGATTTAATTATGTTAATCCTCCTTATGTTCGCTTTGAAGATGCGTGTGGAAAAGGTTCTGGTGCTGTCGGAAGAGTAACAATTGGTCCAGTTTCGCAACAATCAGATGGAACTTATGCTTCTGATCCAAATGGAACGACGAATGGAGTTACTCAAGTTGTGATTGAACAACCAGGAACAGGATATTTACCATCACCAGATGGAGATCTTGGTGGTGATGGAAGAGTATGGGCTACAAGATGTCAATCGACCATTCAAAGGGCAGATGGAACATGGGATACTCCATATGACCCAGGAGAAATTATGAATATTCGTGTTGGGGATACTGTTCAATTAGCAGGACAATCATCATATATCTCTACAAAAAATGAATCAATTACTGCAGTTGAATGTCCATCATTTTCTGGCCAGGTTGGCAATCTTATTTCGTTGGCATCTCAACCAAGTTCAACAATTGCACAATACCCAATTGTTCTTTATATGTGTGATGTTAAAATTATCAATCCTGGTGTAGCATATAGTGACAGTGACAAGATTATTGTATCTCCAAGTAATGGGGCAATATTAGAACCAGTGTTTGGTCCATTTGGATCACTTGAGGATGTAAAGATTGTATCTGCAGGAATTGGATTTACCGAAAAACCTGAGATCTACATTCAATCTGAGACGGGTTATAATGCAAAAATTGTTCCAGTATTCTGTGTAAATAGAGTTGGAGATGTTGCAGAAGACGATCTCATTTCAACCACTGGTCCCGATGGAGAACCAATTCGCACTCCACCATCATCTCCAGCAGGAGACAAGATTATTCATGTCATCGATTGTGTCGGTAAAGTATAATGTCAGAGTCTAAAAATTATCATACAATCAGATACGGAAATAAAGACGGTGAGATCAAATTTGGACACATTCACAATGATAATGAGATCTCAGCCTTCATGGTTAGAAGTGGATCCGATACCAGACATTATATGTCGATGGATGCTACTGGTAACGAAGGTAGAAAGGGTGGTACAATTAATCGATGCCCGGGATCTTATCAAATTAAATGTGGTGACGATGTAAGAAGTGATCCTGAAGATGGACTACCTGCATTTTATGTTGAGTGTGTCAATGGAGACATCATTTTTAGCGCAACTCGTGGTAGAATTAAGTTTCAAGCAGAAAATATTGAGTTCCTTGCAAGTGGTGCAGACAATAAGAATGGCGTGATTACGCTTCAGTCTAATGAAAAAGTAGAAATTATTTCCAAGAATGTAGAAGTCAATGCAACTTCGGTTGCTAAGTTTTTCTCATCTGGAACATGTAAGGTTGTCGGTAATGCAATCTTAGATTTGTATGGTGGACTTTCTGCTTGTGCAACTGGAGCATCCAAAATTAAGAAGTCTAAATATGGTGGAACTGCAGAAAATGAGAATAATCAATTTGGAGGTTGATAATGCAATTTGATGATATTGCCGTAGGAAAACGGCTCTTTGTTGGTGAAGGAAAACCGGAGGTTTTAGGAAGAGGTCCAACTGAAATTCGTGGTTCTTCTTATATTGAAGGACCAATGATCGTTGGAACACCACCGCCAATCTTAACGGCAACTCTGATGGTGGGTCCTGCATCAAACTCAGATTTACTCGTACCACCGATTGTCCCTGGTGCATTATGCACTGGCGTAAATAATCCTTACAGTCTTGCCATTGATGGATCTTCTGCATTTTTAGGCGTTGTTGATACTTCCAATAATGTCAACGTTGGAGGTAACTTAATTGCTCAAGCAGAAGTAATGTCTCGTTGTGGAACTCATATTCTCTCTGCTAAAAAGAATTTTGATATTCCACACCCATCAAAAGAAGGATGGAGACTGAGACATACATGCCCAGAAGCTCCATACAATGATGTTTATATTCGCGGAAGAGTTACAAATAAAAATGTAATTGATCTTCCAGACTATTGGAAAGATTTTGTAGACTTTAAAACGATTAGTGTACAATTAACACCCGTTGGTTCTCATCAAAGTGTCATCGTAAAACGTGTTGATGAGAATGCGATTCACTTACAATCAAACTATAGTATGCCGATTGATTGTTTCTATCATATTTTTGCAGAAAGAAAGGATGGAGAATCTTTGATTTCAGAGTATCAAGGTCAAACTCCAGCGGATTATCCTGGAGATAATGATCAATATTCAATTTCTGGTTATCACTATGATGTGAAGGAGGGATGATGGAAAAACTCGTAACAAAAAATATTGGTAACAAAAGTTGTGGTGGATCAACATCAGGAACTCAAGATCCTGCATTAGATTTCATTGCAAAAGGTACTACAGGAGATACTGATTATCCCATTGAGGCATGTGAAAGATATGTACATGGTGGAGCACAAATCAATACGATTCAAGTTAATACTGCAATCACTGGTAGTCCTACATGCACATTGGGTGCAATCACAGGAACAACTGCTAATTTTAGTGGTGCAGTAACTGCTTCTGAAGTCACTGCAGGTGGTATCACACTCACGTCCAGAAAAGCATTTGATATTGAACATCCAACCAAAAAGGGATGGAGATTACGTCACATTTGTTTAGAAGGCCCAGAGTCTGCAGTTTATTATCGTGGGAAAATGCAAGACACAAATGTCATTCATCTTCCAGACTATTGGTTTGCCTTGGTTGATCCAGAATCAATCACAATCAATTTGACGCCGATTGGTTCGTATCAAGAATTATATGTTGAAAAAATTTCTTGGGGTAAAAATATTATTGTCAAAAATAGAGAAGGCGGACCAATATCTTGCCATTATGTAATCTATGGTGAAAGAATTGATGGTGAGAAACTCATCGTGGAATATGAGGGTGACCAGTATCCTGGTGACAATTCTCAATATTCCATCAACAAATAGACTTGACAGGTCGTAAAGCCAGTCCTATAATAGCCAAGTAATCAATCGATCCCAAATGAAAGACGAATTTCTGTCACGCTGCGTTGTGGATCCTGTGAAACGCACAGTATATCTGTACTCCACCGAAGGATCCGAAAAGGAAGTCAAGTGTGATACTGTCGAAGAGTTCATGAATGTGCTAAACTTTGTTCGTGATACTGTTGGTGAAGATGTTCTTTCTTATGCAAGTCCTCTATGAGACCTGAAACAAGACAATCCATGGAAATGTTATTCCAAGCAAAGTGGAACATTCCAACGGCAGCTAAAAACTGTGGTCTGACCAATAAAGAGATGAAGATTACATTTAATGAATACTGCCGTTTACATCCTCCCACATATGTGGTAGAATGAGTTTCTTGCCCGTGTAGCCCAGCGGAAGAGGCAAACGACTTAAAATCGTTCAAGCGACAGTTCGAATCTGTCCACGGGTATGAGGTTTATCCTCTAAATAAACAAAAGTAGGATGCATCCTATGAAATACCGTATTGATGCCAGATACGTCTGGTACAATCAAGGACAACAAATCGTTCTCATGTATTTCATCGAAGGTGTACCATTTACTTTTGATGAACTTCCAGATGAATCTATATTTGATCTGGATCTAATCAATGTGGCTGACAAAGAAAGACGTTACGAACCAGAAGATTTGTATAGAACATCATTCTATTTGATTGATGAGCAATGCCATCCTCTTATGTTCGAACTTGAACTGGAAAATCCAGAGTGTCTGCCTCAAGATTAACTTGCCCTTGTAGCTCAGTGGTAGAGCAGCGGTTTTGTAAACCGCCGGTCGTCTGTTCAAATCAGATCGGGGGCTCTGAGTTTATTAACTCCAATGTCACTTATTTCACAAAAAGACCGCCAAATGGTCATTGAAGCACTAGAGTATTATGTCTATGATATGGAAAAAAATAACTGCAATGAAGCAGCGATTTATTCCTATAACACCTTGCTCAACTGGATTCGATTGGAGTATTTCAAGCATGAAGATTCAACTGTGGTATTGTGATTCGATGAAGCAGTGGCGTTGGACATTATGTGATTCTACACGTCCTATTCGTCGTCAAGAATCTGGACAACAACCTTTTCTTCGTGATGCTATGAATGATGTAGCAAATACTGTAGAGTATATGTTAGAATGCAAACAAAGTGAGTAAAAATGCTTAGATGAAATCAGATTTTTATATAGATAGGGTGAGTAAGGAAGAAATCAAAGATCTTCTTTACACTTATCATTATCTTAAAGATGAATCCAAAGATTTTAAATCTGGTTTCAACTATGGACTATTTAAATCAACATTCGAATGCCCTCTTAATATTGGCGGGTGCCTTGGCACTTGCGTTTTTACTGGTCTCCCAGTTCCAGAAATTGCCGTAGGAGCATTTGGATTAGAAAGAAATCAACAACAGGGAATATACGAACTTTCAAGGCTTTGTATACATCCCGACATACAAAAAGAAGAATATAACATTACATCTTGGTTCTTAAGTCGTTGCATTAGGAGGTTTAGAAAAGATGCCACAGTTCGTGCTATTCTTAGTTACGCTGACGCTGATCACCACACTGGAGTTATATACAGAGCTTGCAATTTTCAATATTACGGTTTAACAGATCCCAAAAAAGATTTTTATTATGCTGATGGTACAAAACATTCTAGAGGTAGTATTAGGGGTGCTGATGGTGAGTGGAGGGATCGTTCTCGTAAACATCGGTATCTTATGGTTTTTGAAAAGGGATTAAAGCCCTTGTGGAAACAAGAAAAATATGGTAATATATAATACGTGTGAAGGAAGTGCGAAGGGGGGATCTATTTAGATCTCCTCTTTTTTCATGTGATAAATAATCCATAACGGAAACTATAGAACTAATAAGATGGGTCTCTCCAGATTAGATAATTTTCTGAAATCAACTCGTGGAACGATCATTTACGTTGATCCTAACGCAATCGATTCCACAGACTCGATTGAAAACCAAGGCAATTCTTTGGGTCGCCCGTTCAAAACAATTCAAAGGGCTCTAATCGAAGCATCTAGATTTTCATATCAAAGAGGACTTGATAACGATAGATTTAATAAAACAACAATTGTACTTTATCCTGGAGATCACCTTGTAGATAACCGCCCAGGATGGATTCCTGATGGAACTGCTAATTACAGATTAAGGAGTGGTGCAACTTCATCAGACTTTGGTGAGTTTTCAAGCGTTACGGATTTTGACTTAACAAGTGCAAATAATTCGCTTTATAAGTTAAACAGTATTTACGGTGGTGTGATTGTTCCAAGAGGAACCTCCATCGTTGGTATGGATCTTCGTAAGACAAAGATTCGTCCACTTTATGTGCCAAATCCAGAAAATGATCAGATTGAAAGATCTGCAGTCTTTAGAATTACTGGTGCTTGCTATTTTTGGCAATTTACTATTTTGGATTCAGATCCAAATGGAGTATGTTATAAAGATTATACGTCTAACTTATTTGTTCCCAATTTTTCTCACCATAAACTCACAGCATTTGAATATGCTGATGGTGTCAATGATGTAAAGATTGCAGATGATTTTCAAACATTTGAAACTGCAAGAACTGATCTTGATATCTACTATGAGAAAATTGGTATTGCATATGGAAATAGCAGTGGTAGACCAATCATCCCAGACTATCCAAGTGATGAGGATATTCAACCAGTTATTGATGAATATCGTATCGTAGGATCTCGTGGCGCAGCTGTAGGAATCAGCAGTATTAAGTCTGGTGATGGACTTTCAGGAAATACTACAATTACTGTTACAACGACCAGTGCTTTCCCACAACTTTCTGTAGATTCTCCTATCCAGATCAGTGGTGTAAATGCTCTTGGATATAATGGTCAGTATGTTGTATCTTCTGTTGCGAGTTCAACTCAGTTTACATATCAAGTTCAGAACATTCCAACAAATCTTTTACCAACTGTCAATGGTGCAAATGTAAGTCTTGCTGTTGATACTGTCACATCTGCATCACCATACATCTTTAACATTTCACTGCGTTCTGTATTTGGAATGTGTGGAATGTTGGCTGATGGTGCAAAGGCTGATGGATTTAAATCCATGGTTGTTGCACAATATACCGGTATCGGATTACAAAAAGATGATAAGGCATTTGTAAAGTATGATACAAATTCTGGTTCATATCAAGACTTCACATCGGTTTCAAATCTCCATAGCGATTCGTTAGCGAGATATAAACCATCATACGAGAGTTATCATATCCGCGCAATTAATAATTCATATATTCAAATCGTTTCAGTTTTTGCAATCGGATATGCAAATCACTTCCAAGTAGAAAGTGGTGGTGATTTTTCAGTTAATAACTCAAACTCAAACTTCGGTGCAAAAGCTTTCCAAGCGATGGGATTCCGAAGAGATGCTTTTACAAAAGACGATCTTGGTTATATTACTCACATTGTTACTCCAAAAGAAAGAGACGTTAATCAAGTTTCAGTAGGTTTCTTACCACTGGATTATGCAAAAACAGTTTCTGTTGGTGATACGACAAAGTTATATCTTTATGGATATAATGATCAAGAAATTGCTCCACCTGAAGTTGTCGAAGGATTTAGAATTGGAGCACAGAATAATGATGTATTGTACTTGGACATTGCTCAGTCTGGAGTTACTACAACCTATTCGGCACGAGTTGTTATGCCGAATACTCAATTATCGGCAGAGAAAAAATACTATGTTGGCAGAAATGCTGGGATCAATAGCATCACATCAAGTCTGATTACACTCACATCAAGACATGATCTGATTAATGGCGAAACTATTCGTGTTATTAGTGAAACTGGTCAACTTCCAGATGGTTTAGAATCGGATACTGTATATTATACAATTACCGACACGGTTGCTGTTGGTATTGGTAGCAATCAAATTAAGGTTGCAAAAACATTAAATGATGCAGTTAATAATAATCCTATTACAATCAACTCCAGAGGTGGAGCATTAAAGATTGTAAGTAGAGTATCTGATAAAGTTTCTGGATACATTGGACATCCAATCGGTTTTGATACAAGCAACTCACAATGGTATATTAAGGTTGCAATTGCTGCATCCGAAAATAGCATCTATCCAGCACTGCAATCATCAGTTCTTTATGATTCGACTGCAAGAACATATTTCAAGAGAACTCCAGACACAAGAGACTCTTCTGACACTATCTACAAAGTTCGCTATGTAATTCCTAAAGATGCAGTCAATCTTGGTGCAGCTCCAATCGAAGGTTATATTCTCCAAGAATCTAATAATATCATTGGTGCAGGAACAACTGAAATTCAAAAGTATTTTTCTCCAACAGCCTCAACATTATCAAACTCGACGGAATTAAGAAACTTTAGATTTATTTCTGGAGCACAATGGTCTGGTGGTGTTGTTAGCATCGATACAGAACTTCCTCACGATTTAAGAGTTGGAGCACAAGTAGAAGTTTTAAATGTTGTTTCAACTGCAAATACAACAGGAATTGCAAGCACAGCATTTAATGGAACTTTTACTGTTACTGGTATTACCAGTGTAAGACAGTTCACATATTCACTGACAAACAATCCTGGAACATTCACTGGCGTAACTACAAATAGAACAACAAGCCTTCCATACTTTAAGAAAAAACAATTAGCAACGACATATCAGGTTTATAAATCCGAAGAAATTCAAAAGTATGTACAGAATATTCAAGATGGTGTTTATTATCTGACTTTAATTAACTACGGTAACGCTCCATCGACAGATCCATTTACACATTTAAGATTTGGACAACCAATTGATAAGTTATATCCACAAACCAATAGAGATAGTGTAGTATCAGATGCTGCTTCAGCAAATACTTTTGCAAACTCTTTCGTAATTGGTCAAGTTGATATTGATGATCCTCAAAATAGCATCACAAAACAAACTGAAGAAAAGCGTCAATATGATCTTGGTGGCGTAATTCAAATCAATAATATTAGATCTGCAACGGGAACTGCACATACAATCTATACACCACATGGTCATAGATTATCTGGTATTACTTCTGTAAGTATTACAAATGCTGGTGCTGGATATACAAGTGGTACATTCTATGCAGTACCATTAGGATTATCAACGACTGGTAGAGCTGCAAATGCTCGTGTAACCGTAAGTGCCGCTGGTACTATCACCAATGTATTGATTATGGATGGTGGTGGTGCATATAAAGTTGGTGATGTTGTCACTATTCTTTCTGGGATTGGAACTTATGCACCATACACACAAGCATCAGTAACCGTAACAAAGATTTATGATCATGTTGGAGAAAGTATTCGTGTATCTGGAGTAACTTCGGAAGGATATTCTGGTTACAATACTCTCTATAAGATTACTGGAATTAGTACATACAATCAAATTGATGTTCAGTCTTCAAGAGAAATTATTGGTATTGGTTCAGATCTTTCAGTTCAAGCTGCAAACGCTCAAGCAGTTCTGACTGGTAAGACTCTTGGTATTTCAACTTTCACATATTATGCACAAACTGGTATCGGAACGCTTGCATTTACAAGTGCTCATGGATTAAGAAAGAACGGAAAAGTTAGAATTAGTGGTGCAGATCAAGCACTGTTTAATAATGACTTTATCGTTACTGAAATTAATTCAAATACTTCAGTTTCAATTAATGTAGGTATTACAACATCTTCACCTTCAACTGGTGGAAACATTACAGTTTATCTCCCATCATTAACTTCATATGGTGGCGATGTATTTGGTGAGAACTTTGTACATATTATTAATCCAAAAGAAAATGAAGCTTCTGCTGGTCGTCTCTTAACTCAGTATGCTGGTATCACTACAACTCTTGGAGGACAAATCTTATCGACAGATTCTGATTCAACTCCAGTTGTTATTAGTAATGCAGACATTCTTGGATTCAGAATTGGCGATTACTTCCAGATCGATGATGAAATCTTTAGAATTAAGGAAACAGTTCTTGGAAGTGCTCTCTTAGTTTATCGTGCATTGTTTGGAACTCCGAGACAAGATCATACTGCAGGAACTGCACTGAAGAGAATTAGAATCACTTCAGTTGAACTTCGCAGAAATTCAATCATTCGTGCATCAGCTCATACCTTTGAATACCTTGGATTTGGTCCAGGTAACTATTCAACTGCATTCCCTGATAGACAAGATCGTGTTCTTACTGATAAAGAAATTGAATTAAGTCGTTCATCAAAACTTGATGGCGGCGCTGTTGTATACAGTGGAATGGATGACAGAGGAGAGTTTCGTAATGCAAAAGAGTATGAAATTCCTATTGAAACTGTAACTGGCGAACAACCAGATATATCTCCAAGTAAAAAAATTGAAACATTTGATAGTCCAGTTGTTCTGAATACAAAACTGACATCAAATGATGAGATTGAAGCAAAGTCCCTACTTATTGCTGGTGATGCAAATGTTGCTCGTAAGTTTACTGTTGGTATTGGAACAACTCCTGCAACTGCTGGTACTTCTGGTGATGTTGTTTATAAAGCAAGACCTGCACATAATGAATATCTTGGATGGATCTATACTGTAGATAATCAGTGGGAACCTTTTGGATTCATTGGAACTCTTCCAAATGGTCTTGTGTTTGGTGCCGCAAATCAAATTCTTTATAAGAGTCCATTAAATACAAACACTGGTAATGGAAACTTTTTATTCCAAGATAATTCCACGTTAATCATTGGTGCAGCAACATCAACAGGATTTGATAGTCAAAAACTACAAGTTACTGGAAATGCATACATTTCAAATGGACTTGGAATCGGAACCACAGGATCAAGATCTTCTCTGGATATTGTTGGTAATGCAAGAATTAGTGGAATCGTAACTGTTGGCGCATTAAGCATTGGTAGTGGTGGTGGAAGCAATCAACTAAACATTGGAATTACATCAATTTCTTCGGGTATTATTACTGCATCAACAGGTATTGTCACATACTATGGTGATGGCTCACAACTGACGAATTTACCTGCAGGATCCCAGTGGTCAAATGTTGGTGCCGGTCTTGGAACTGGAATTTATAAAAATAATAATGTCGGAATTGGAACAACACTCACCCCAGCAAGATTGAATGTTTCGACTGGCGTTTCAACAAGTGTAGATGGTGGACTTGCAAGATTCTTAGCACCAAATCTTGCAGTATCAAGTTCGGCTGGAATTGCGATTGGAAGAACATTTGGAACAGATAACTTCCAATCCATTCTTCTTACATATAACTATCAAGGATCTTCAGCAAGTAGTGGTTCTTACTTATCCATTGCTCATGCTGGTCAAGGCAACACTCTTGTAGTTGCTGATAGCAATCGAGTTGGTATGGGAACAGCGACTCCAAGAGCTGCTGCAGATATCATTGGTAACGCATTTGTCTCCAACAGTATTGGAGTCGGAACTGCAAATGCAACGTCCAATTTACATGTCATTGGTACATCAAATATCACCGGCAATACTACAATAGGTGGTACATTAAATGTTTCTGGTAATACCACTCTGAATGGTAACTTGACAGTCACTGGTAATTTTGCAGCAACTGGTTCAGTTTCCGATACGCTTTATGCTTTTGGTAATACTGGATCCGCTCCAGTAATCAATCTTGCAAATGGAACATTTGTAACTGCAACATTGAATGCAAACGCAACATTTGCTCCATTCACAAATACTCCATCCACAACAACAACATTTACATTATTCTTGACTAATGATGCAACTCCAAGCAGAACAATCACTTGGCCTGCGAATGTTAATTGGCCAAATGCTACTGTTCCAACCAGAACAACCACCGCAAACAAAACTGATGTTTACACATTCTTTACTAAAGATGGTGGAAGCAACTGGTATGGTATTCTTTCAATTTACAACTATTCATAATAAATAGTAAAAACTCATCGAGGGGAGAGTGAACCTCAATGGCTGGAATTACTAAAAACTTCATTGTTAAGAACGGTCTTGAAGTTAATGGTGGTCTATTCATAGTTAATACTGACAACAATAAAGTTGGCGTTGGAACAACCGTCTTAAACTATGACTTTAATGTTAAGGGCGGAATTGGCGTTACAAACGCTGTAGTTACTGGTATCGCTACAGTTAATGAATTCCAATCAACATATTCCCAACTTGGAATTGCAACAGCATCAATTTATCGAGTAGGAACAACAACAGTATTTCAAACTTCTGGAGGACTTGTAAGTCTTTCTGGAATTCAAACTGTCGATTCAACTGCAAAAACAACACTTATAAGTCAATTACTAGGAAGTCAGGTTGACATCAATAATTTGTCTATAACTGGAGTTGCAACGTTCGCAAATCGTGCAGAAATTAGTGGTGGATTATATGTTGCAGGTCAAAGCGATTTTATTGGTGGAGTATACTCTGCTGGAATTTCAACGTTTGTCGGAATTGCAACACATCAAAATACACTTTTTGGAACACAGTTAAGTGTTTCTGGCGTTTCGACATTATCATCTGCAATTGTAGGATCAGCAGTTACAGTTACTTCTGGAGGTATAGATGTGACTGGGGTTGTTACATCAACCTCAGCAAGAATTGGTTCTGCAGTCACATTGACTAATGGAGGAATTAATCTTTCCGGCATTGCAACAATATCTAATATCAATTCAACTCAAATAAATTCTACAAACATCAATGTAAGTGGAATTTCAACTTCAGCATCATTAAATGTAACGGGAAGTTCCACATTATCATCTGCAGTTATTGGAACTGGTGTTACGATCAACTCAGGTGGAATTAATGTAACTGGTGTTACAACTTTTGCATCTCACGTTAAGATCTTAAGTGTAGATCAAGGTGGTGGACTTTTTGCTGGAGTTATTACTGCAACAAATGGTGGTCAACCAGTTGTTTATTTTGGTGATGGTTCAAACTTAACAGGTGTCAATGCAGCTCCAAATCTTGGTATTTCTACCGCTGGAGGATTCGTTGGATCTGGTGTTACTCTATTAAACTTCCGTGGATCTGGTGTTTCAACAGTATTCACTAACTTCACTGCAGGTATTGGTACAATCTTTATTGAAGGTGGAACAGTAACTCCTGGTGGATCAAATACTCAAATTCAATTCAATAATGCTGGTGTTCTTGGAGGTTCTTCCAACTTTACATTTGATGGAACTGGTGTAACTATCGGAACAAGTAGATTTAATGCTTCGGGTATTAATGCTGGTATTATTACAGCGACAAGTTTTAGTGGATCTGGATCTGGAATCACTGGACTTACCAATAGTAATCTAAGTGGTTCTGCTGGTATTACTACTGCCAATCTGGCACAGTCTACAATTTCGGGTATTTCTCTTGGTGGAACTTTAGGAACATTAACTCTTGCAACATCTGGAACAGGTTTATCTGGATCTGCATCCTATACTGGTGCCACAAGTCAAACATTTACTGTTACATCTAATGCTGCTTCAGCAAATACTGCTTCGGCTATAGTTGCTCGTGATGCTGGCGGTGGATTTGTTGCAGGAATTATTACTGCAGGAACATTCAGTGGAAATGTTGTTGGTAATATAAATTCGACTGGAATTTCAACTATATCATCTTTGATTGTTGGTTCTGCAACAACGATTACTGACAGTGGTGTAAATGCTGTTGGTGTAGTATCTGCGACCAGTTATACCACAAAAGGTTCTGGAAGTTATCAAATTGGTGGCACAGATGTTATTACATCTGGTAGAGAAATTCAGAAAGTTGTTATGAACAACTATTCCGAAAAATTAAATGCATTTGGAAATACTGGATCTGCACCAACAATTAATCTTGCAAATGGAACTTTTGTGACTGCTACATTAAGTGCTAATGCCACATTCGCATTTTCTCTTGGAACTGGAGTAACTTCTGATGCAATTCAATTCACATTGCACTTAACTAATGACGCAACTCCAGGTAGAACAATTACTTGGCCTGCTTCAGTTAAGTGGCCAAATGGTACAGTTCCAACCAGAACCACCACAGCAAACAGAACTGATGTGTACAGTTTCTATACTCTTAATGGTGGCACAGATTGGTATGGAATATTGTCAATCTATAACTATTCTTAATCCTCTATCTCACTAAATAACTCAAGGTAACCACGACAAATTTCCCCTAAAATGGCTATCAAACTTTCGGGCTCAAATATAATTGATGATAATAGACATATTGTTAGTGCTGGTGTTATAACTGCTACCAGGGCTGTAATCGGAACCGTTGGTGGTGTCGGTGTAGTAACCGTCACTTCGGGTGGTATTCATGCAGTTGGTCTTGCAATCACTGCAGCATCATTCTCTGGTGATGGTTCTGGTTTAAGCAACACTGGTTCCACGTTAAGTGCTGCTTCTGGTTCACAGAGAGTCGTACTGACAAGTTTAACGTCAGGCACAATGACAGCATCATCTACAGATGCAGATCTGGCATTTGATGCAAACTCAAATACTTTAACTGTTGGTGGTGGTGTTGTTGTCGGTGCAGCTTTAACTGTTACCGGTGACTTAACAGTTAATGGAACTACAACAACTATTAACTCCACAACATTAAGTGTTGATGATAAAAATATCATACTTGCGGATGGATCTTCCACTGATACTGCAGCTGACGGTGGTGGTATCACACTGAAAGGAACAACTGACAAAACTTTGACGTGGGTAGATGCCACTGATGCATGGACTTCTTCAGAAGATTTTAACCTTGTTACTGGCAAGCAGTATGAAATCAATGGCACTGCAGTTCTCACATCATCACAAGTCCTTGGTAAAGCAGTTCCTACAGGAACAATCGTTGGTACATCAGATACCCAAACATTAACCAACAAAACTTTAACATCGCCCACATTAACAACTCCAGTATTAGGTACACCTTCCTCGGGTACATTAACAAATTGCACTGGATTGCCTATCACGGGTATTACTTCATCGACCACAGCTACTTTAGGAGTTGGTTTGATTGATTTGGGACACGCAAGTGATACCACAATTACAAGATCTGCTGCTGGTACTGTTCAAATTGAAGGTGTTACAGTTGCAACAGCATCTAACACATTAACTTTAACTAATAAAACTTTAACGACACCAGTAATTTCTTCTATTTCTAATACTGGTACACTTACATTACCAACATCAACTGATACGCTGATTGGTCGTGCTACAACAGATACATTAACCAACAAAACTCTGACTGCATACGCAGAAACAGTTAATGCTCACGGCAACACTGGAACAGCAGCAACTTTAGCACTGTCAAGCGGAAACGTGATTACAGCAACTCTGACTGGTAACTGCACATTTACGTTCAGCACAACTGGCATTCCATCTGGTTCATATTCATTCACTCTGATTCTCGCTAATGATGCAACTGCAGGCAGAACAATCACCTGGCCTGCTTCGGTCAAGTGGCCAAATGCCACCGTTCCAACCAGAACAACCACTGCAAGCAGAACCGACGTTTATACCTTCTTTACCACTGATGGTGGTACAAGTTGGCTTGGCAACCTTTCACTCTATAACTACTCATAATTTTTGACCTATGATGATTCCTGAACTGACTGAAAGATATATTGACTTCATTGGTTTTTATGAAAATGTGTTTCCGCAAGGATTTTGTCGTCATGTCATTCAACAATATGAAATTATTTTTGAAAATGGTTTTTGTGGAACGCGAAAGCGTAACGAAAAATGCCAAAAAACACAAAAAGATGGATCATTTTATTTTTTAAATATGAAAAATGGTTATGATGTAATGATGGAGGAATACAATGGTTTGAGTGTTATTGATATTTTAAGAAATGGATTGCAAAGATGTTTTGATGCATATGTTAATGAATTTGATATTCTTCAGGGTTCAATTCTTAGGGGGAGTGATATAAAAATACAAAAAACATTTCCAGGAGAGGGTTATCATGTTTGGCATTGTGAGCAATCAAATTCTGAACCAAACAGATGTCTTGTTTGGGCAATATACCTGAATGATATTGATGAAGCAGGCGAAACTGAATTTTTATATCAAAAATTAAGAATTGTTCCTAAAGAAAATGCAGCAGTGATTTGGCCCGCGTGTTATACACATACTCATCGTGGCAATGTTGTACATGGAGAAAAATCTAAATATATAGTAACGGGTTGGTTTAATTTAGAGTAAACTTACAAAAAAAAACAATGGCAGCAGGAAGATCAATCTATCGCGGCAATATGACAGCTGCGAGTTCAGTTACATTTAATTCTCCAGGAACTTTTACGTCTCCAGCTAGATTGTTGAGAGTTGATGTTCAAGGAAAAGGTGGCACTGGACAATCTGGTAATACTGGCACTGGTGGTTCTGCCGGCACTGGAGGAACAGGAAATCCTGGAAGCCAAGGCGGCGGCGGTGGCGGTGGTGGTGGAGGGTCAGGCCCTGGTGGTAATCCCGGAGGAGGATCAAATCCCGGCAGCGGCGGCGGTAGTGATCAATCTGGAAATGCCGGCGGAACAGGAAGTCCAGGTAGCGCAAACCCAGGAAATGCTGGTACAGCTGGAACTCCAGGAAATGCTGGATCAACTGGAACATCAAGCACAGCTTTAGGAATTACATTTCCTGGCGGTGCCGGCGGTAATGCTGGGGCTGGTAATGCTGGTAATCCCGGCAATGCAGGATCGGCTGGATCTGGAGGAGGTGGAGCTAACGGCGGAGGTGGTGGGACGCATGGCGGCGGTGGCGGCGCCGGCGGTCACGGCCCTGGAGGAACCGGAAACGGCGGTGGAAGCGGATCTCATTCCGGTGAACAAACACAAGTTGATGTTCATGCTGGGTTTTCTAGAGGTGGAAACGGCGGGGGAAATGGTGGTCAAGGAGGCCACGGTTATCATATTAGCGTTACTCCAACTGGCCACTGGTGGGGACAGCAGCTCGGCGGCGGCGGCGGTGGCGGTGGGGGCGGAGGATCAGGTTCTGGCGGATCTCCAGGAAATCCTGGAAATGCCGGAACTGGAAATGCTGGTGGTGCGGGATCGGCAGCAACACCAACAACTAGTCCAAATGTTACTACAACACCACAAACATCTTACCCAATTAGCGTCGGTCAACCAGGAACAGGATTTGTAACAATCAGTTGGAGTTCTCAATGATGGAAAACACTAAAACAATAAAACAAACTATTTGTTTAGATAAATTAACCAATGAAGTAATAAATTATGTAAATGATATTCAATTTGGAACATTTGTTATGTTAACAAGTGAAAGAATTGTTCAACAAGGATTGAATGAAAATCAAATAAATTCATTAATTTCAGAACTATCAAGCACAGACCCCGAAACTTGTTTTCCTAAAGTTGCATTTATATCTGAAAATAACTCATTATGTTTAACTGTATCTAAAAACACTGAAAAATACAAATTTATTGAATTTAATGGTGAAAATGATCCAATAAATCAACCATCTAATGGTGCAATTTATGATGAAAATAAAAATGCTTTTATTCGACCATGCCCAGTTGAAGGATATATTTTAAATGAGTCTACCTTTGAATGGGAACCCGACCCTTCAATTACATATGACTTACATGATGATGCGAAACAATATAGATATGATGCAGAAAATAACTGTTGGTGGCCTACTTGGTAGGTATAAATATTTTTATTAATTTTTAGTTAAAATATGACTGCGAAAAAAAGACCATCAAAAACTAGACAAAAGATTAATGAATTACATGAAGAACTTGAATACAATTCATTAACACAAAATAAAGATAGAGCAAGATCTTGTACAGTTGGCAGTTGTACTGGTGGATTAATAGAAATTTCTATGCGAGGTGATGCTGCCAGTTTGTGGTATGTTCTACATCCAGTAGAAGCTATAGAATTCATGGAACAATTAGCATCTGCTTGCGGTGTAGAAATTTTAAAGAGACCTAAACAAGATTTTACTTCATGGAGATCTTGGGAATTGGATCAACCAAATGCAAGTCATTGGAAAGGTGCTGCGCCATGGCAACTTAATGATAAAGATAAAAAACAATTGGGAAAATTGAATGAACAAAAATACGGTGTGCTTCCTCCTGCGAATTTAGATTCAATGGAAAGACCAAAATTAGAAGCATCATCTAAAAGAAACAAGAAGATACAAGAAATTGAAGAATAATGAAAAATTTTTATGTATTGGTTGACCCACAAAATAAAATTGTATTAGATCAAGTACAAGAACTTCCAGAAAATTGGAGAAATATTGCTGGTCTCCCTGGACTTTCAGATGAAGAAATTCGTGATCTTAAATGGGCTGGTTGGGATAATCTTGGGTGGATAAACATTCGTTCACCTGAGATTTCTGACTACGAATCAAGTCCAGAAAATCTTGAGATGAATAAACTTACTCTCAAAGTTTTGGTAACCGAAAGAGTAAATCAAAAAAAAGAATCTTTACTTAATTACAAACAAGTTCAAATTCCCACAGATTCTGAGACTAGATTAGAACTTCTTATTCTTAAAGAAAGAGCGCAGCAAAATGCAGAAAAAACATTTGCACTAAAACTTCGTCTTCAGTATTATGAATTTTCTGCAGAAGACATCATCAATATTTCAAATTTAATTGAAGATCATAATGAAAGTTGCAATTTGTGGGAAAAGGAAGTATACTCAAAAATAGAATCTTGTCAGTCTATTGCAGACTTTTCAAATGTAAATTATGATTTCTGAATATTTTTCTTATAATTATAACTTTAGTGATATTATTCAAAATGATCCAACAAATAATAATGGATTAGAATATTGGTATTTAAATCATCATTCAACAGAAAATTGGTGTTGGAATACCAATGTTTTCACAGATAAAGAAATTGAAAGAATTATTGTAATTGGTAAAAGATTGAGTCCCAAAAGAGCTCAAACTGGTGGTCGTGGTGAAAATTGTTTAGATCATAGAAGATCTTTTGTATCCTGGATTGGAGCAAATTCAGAAACAGAGTGGATATTCAGAAAAATAACTGATGTTGTAAAGCAGAATAATCAACAATTTTGGAATTTTGATTTGGAAAAAATTGAAAAACTTCAATTTACACACTACTTAAGTTCAGAAGAGGGAACTTATCATGCTCATACAGATCCAACACCTTGGACATTGCCACATAATCGTAAATTGAGTATGTCACTGCAATTATCAGATCCTAAAGATTATGAGGGTGGAGAATTGTTACTGCACTTATCACATAATCCAACGATTATCTCAAAACAGAAAGGTATGATGATATTTTTTCCATCACATACCTTACATGAAGTTACACCAGTAACGAAAGGAGAAAGATATTCCTTAGTTGCATGGGTTCATGGACCAAATTTGAGGTGAATTATGTTTAAAGAGAATGGATATGAAATTGTCAGAAATTTTTTAGATAAAGACTTCGTTCAGTTTATACAATCGTATTTCTATACAAGGCTTCGTGCAGATCAAGCAGTTATTGGTGATATACAAGCACCGAATAGTTTTATTTTTTATGGTGATCCATTAATGGATACTATTTTAGGAAACGCTGCAAATTCGTTAAGTAAACTGATTGGATATAATCTACTTCCCACCTACACTTACACCAGATTATATGGAAAAGGAGATGAATTAACAATACATCGTGATCGACCATCATGTGAGTTATCTGCAACATTGGCTCTTGGAATTCCAAATGAAACCACAATCAATCCGATCTATTTTTCAACAAAAGAAGATCGCAGTGATGCTGTAGAAATTCTTCTTGAACCTGGAGATCTTTGTTTATATCGCGGGTGTGATCTTTATCATTGGAGACCACCTTTTGAGCAAGATTGGTACTTGCAAGCATTTTTGCATTATGTAAATGCCGATGGAGAAAATAAAAATAACATTTATGACGGGCGACTATACTTAGGTATGCCAAAATAAAAACTGTCCACCTGACCCCTCAGATCGCCTCTGAGGGGTTTTATAATGGCTACAGTCAACGGGAGTCCATGGGACTGACATTAACCGAAAAACTGGTCTTTATCGGTGCATTCGTGAACTTTTTGCACTGGGGTGTTAAAGTAACTGAATCGGTGCTGAATTATGCTCTTTCTTGATATTTCGGGTTATAACTACTCCAAACGCCGCTGTGAGCGCATTGTAGAGTGGTTTATAGGGAAACACCTTCCCAGACACAAATTAGATATTGTTGTGCATCATCGTGGCCTGTATCGTGAAGGTGTCTATGGATGGTGTACTGTGATGGATTGTGATCATCGTCCTCGTGCATTTGAGATTGAGATGCACAACTTCATGACACCAGAACATTATACCAAGACGCTTCTACATGAACTCTGGCATGTTTATCAACACGTCAAAGGTGCTTTAAGAGACAAAGGTCAGAAGAGACTGTGGAAAGGTATTGATTGTTCTGATCTTGATTATGAGGAACAACCATGGGAAATCCAAGCAATGCAAATGGAAGAAGTGTTGTATAAAGAATATCTGTGGTACTTGACAGAACACAATAAATCCCTGTAGAATCGCTTTGTCCGGGTTGATAAGATGGCTATAAAGATTGTAGAGAGACATAAGTACAACGGAGATGAGATCTTTAAGACACGTCGCTTAGAGTTTCAACCTTACAGATACTGTGAATACAACATGGCTCTGGTGATGGGATTGATTAAACGCAATCTCACACCAGATCTTTTGTCACCTAAGTATCGTGCAGAGAATCAAACAAATCCAACATATGGACATTGCTATCACTCTACACAAGCATTGTTCTATCTAATGGATACTGATAAGTTACAACCGATGAGTGGTATTGATTACCGTGGTGAGACTCATTGGTGGTTGCAGAATGGAGATAACATCTATGACCTTACTGCGGAGCAGTATCTTTCCGTAGGAAAGCTTCCACCATATGCTGTAGGTAAGAAAAGTAAGTGGTATGGATGGAAGGGGCGTCCACATCAGAGATCATTGGATCTCATGGTGAGAGTGCTTGGTAACAAAGTGACTGACACTGTGACAACTGCTGAACTGGTCGGGGGCCTTGACGAGTTCTTCTGAATCGGTTATATTGGCCACATGGTTGAGAAACCACTGAGTTAACCCTCGTTAAAAGGTTTTGTCTTTTACTTGTTTTTTCTTATGACTACCACTCAAGATCTGACTGCTGAAATTTTTAGTGCAGTCAAAAACATGAGTTCTGTTTCAGCACTCACTATGATTTCGGAACCTCGTTTCCGTGGACTGCGCTCCATTGTCCAAGATAACATTGATTCCGCAAATGTAAAGTATCCTATTGGTTTTGGGGATTCTTTCATGTCCCTGACCAAATTTTATGAGCATTATAACAACCAGACCAACCGCAAAGAAACTTATACGGTAAAAGTTCCTATTTCTAAAATTTTCTATAAGCAAGGTGGTGTGCGCTTGGTTCTCCCTGAGTATTGTTCTGAGAACTTTGAGTTGTATAACCATACGGTTGATTTCTGTGAGTCCGAAATTCCTGTGTTCTTCTATGATGAAGTAACTGGTGAATTTAATCCTGTCAAAAAGCAACATACTACAGCACAGATTGCTGCGATTGCACAAGTGACTGGTCAAGATCTTGAAGTGATGGCTCGTGTCGTTGCTTTTGAATCTTCTGTTTCCCAAACAGATCGTTCCCTTGAAGCATCCAAGGTTTTCTATAAGGAAATCAAAGGTATCAATGCCACTAAAGATTGGGAAGCACTTCCTCACCAAGTTGCATGTGGTGATGTAGATGCCATCAATACCATGAACTTCTACAAAAGCATTCCTGGTTTGACTTGGCAACCCATTTCATTCCCCTTCCCTCTGGTAGCAAATCCACACTTTACTTGCACCAAAGTAGCACAGATGAAAAAGTTGGTTTCTTATGCTACCAACGACGATGCTCTGGATACTCTGAAAGACATTGTGCAAACTCTCTGCAACTCTGTCGATTGGGAAAAAGAGAAACCTGAGATGGAAATTTCTTCCTACCTGCTTCGTGGACTCTATAACTTTGAGAAGCGTCTGCATCCTCTTCTGGATGATGCAATGGGTGGTCTTGGAATTAACTTCAACATGACCGCTCATATTGAAGATTTCTTCTCCACCTTTACTGTTAAGCGTTATCTGGGTTCCACTTCTACCGATAAGAAGCCTTGGCAACATCTTGTCAAATCTGCAAATAATGTCAACAACTATCTGATCAAATCTGGTCAGATCACCGATTCTTTCTTTAATGTGAAGAATCAGAAGTTTGTTGATGAGATCTATGCTCTTGCTAACCCTACTTCTAAGTCTTCTGTAAGTGCTGATGATGTGAAGAATTATATTCGCTGCTATTGCCAGTGATCCAGTTCTAGAACCGTCACAGGGGGTCCACACGGACCCCTTTTTGATGTATAATGGCCCTATTGAAACGCAATTCATGATTACGCTCCGCCCACATCAACACCGCGCTGTTGCTGCGATGCAGAAGTATAAGAAAGGTCAGATTTTGGTGCCAACGGGTGGGGGTAAGACCCTAAAAATGATCTATGATGCTCTGCGTCTGTTTCAATCAGAAACTCCTAAGACTGTTGTAGTGTGTGCGCCGCGCATCTTGCTGGCAGGTCAGTTGTCTAGCGAATTTCTTGAGCATATCAGCAATGTTGCTGTGATGCACGTCCATTCTGGTGAAACTCATCACTATTCTACTACTAAACCTTCTGAGATTCAGTGGTGGGATTCGATTGTAAGTGGCGCATTTAATCCTGATGCTCCCAAACACAAACTGATCTTCACCACTTACAACTCTCTGCAGCGTCTTCAGCAGGCAGATATTCACGTCGATACGATCTACTTTGATGAGGCACACAACAGCGTCAAGCGTAACTTTTTCCCTGCTACGGAGCACTTCGCTGCTCATGCTGACCGCTGCTATTTCTTTACGGCCACACCCAAACATTCCGCTACCATTTCTAAACCTGGCATGAACATGCCTGAAGTTTATGGTCAGGTAATCTGTCAGGTTCCTGCACCTGAACTGGTAGAGCAGGGTTATATTCTTCCTCCTAAGGTTGTTGTCAAGCAACTGCCGATGGTCAAGGGTAAGCAGGTGATTTTCTCCCGCGATGCTGACAATCTGATCGAAACGATTGATGAGCAAGGTGTTCAGAAGATTCTGATCTGTGCTCGCACCACCAAACAGATCATCGGTCTGGTATCAGAATCTGATTTCTGTGTGCAACTACAACAGCGCGGTTATTCTTGGATGATGATTACATCCAAGACTGGTGCTGTGATTGATGGTCAAAAGGTCAATCGTGAGCAGTTCTTTGATACACTCAACGCATGGGGCAAAGATTCCTCCAAGAAGTTTGTTGTGATGCATCATAGCATCCTGTCTGAAGGTATCAACGTCAACGGTCTTGAAGCAGTGCTGTTCATGCGAAACATGGACTACATTGGTATCTCCCAGACCATTGGCCGTGTCATTCGCCTTGGTGATAAATCCAAGACATTTGGGTTGGTTTGTGTGCCTGTCTATGATAATGTAGGTATCAGCACCTCCCGCAAAGTGCAAGCGGTTGTGGATACCATCTTCCACAAAGGTCAACCTGCAGTTTCTGTAATCAAACGCTGATGTATACTCTTTACATGCTCCAAGGCCTTGCACCATTTGTTGGTGCTTTGTGTTTGGATAATTATATACATCGGCAAGGTGAACTCTGCAATTTCAGAGACTATCCTGCAGCAGTCATAAAATATGATAGACCAGATCCCAAAGATGGTTGTTACCGAGACGGTATTTATTACCCTCGCTGTAAAGACCTAGATAATCCAGAGGTGGTATACTATCACAATCTATTCAAGAACGCAAAATGAATCACCAAATAAAATCCAGTTGGTATTATGTATTCTGGGGAATCATGGCTGCCGCTGTAGTCAGCGGGCAGATCTATGTTGGAACTGGATATAGACAAATGGCAGAGGCAACGAAGTCCACTGCGATTGCAGTATCATGTATTACGGATAAGTAACCATGGGTATGTACGATTACTTCCGATCATCATATGATCTTGGAGAAGAATTTACAGATGTAGAGTGTCAAACCAAAGACATTGAAGACGGTTACAGTGGCACAATGTCACACTATTGGTTAGATCCTGCCGGATATTTGTATTTGATTGATTATTCACATACTGCAGACATGGTAATTGTTGGTGAGGATGATCCTGACTACGATGATACTCATCAATGGAGAAACTTTAAATGGGTTTCTAATGGTAATCATGGAAAGGTAAAGTTACATCCAATCACAAAATACATTGAAGTTTATCCCTCTACCTGGGAGGGTGAGTGGCAAGATTGGCCCAGTTGCAAAATTCACTTTAAGTATGGTAGACTAGTGGACTATGAGGTCTTTACAAATCAATGAACCTAATTCAATTCAAGCATCGTTATGACTTTGGACATGAATATTATGTTCAAGTTGTGAATATTAAACGCTGGAGTTTGTTTCAATTTTCTGTAAGTTGGAACGATTGTCCTAGTTGGCCTTATGTTCAAATTACTTCTGGTAGTGGTACTGCTCTGGGTATTCTATTCTGGGCATATAAGTTTGGGTTTGATATTGATGTGCTTTCTCGCACTTGGAACTGGGATTATTTGGACAAATCCGATGAAAAACTTGTCGATTATCTTAAAATGGATGAATGCTGATGGACTTTGATTACAAAAAATACTCTCTTGAGAAACTGGAAGACTGGGTACATGATGCAATCAATGGCGATGCATCACCACATGAGATTTATTTTACTATTCGTACAGTAGTTAAAGAGAATCTCGATCATCACAAAGAATATTATCAGAAATGTCTTGGTTTGTATGAACTGTTGAGCGGCCATCGTCCTGCTAAACTTGAATGTGATAAGGATGATACAACACCCGAATGTCAAGCTGCTTGGAACTCTTTTTGGGAAGGGTATGATGAAACTAATGGTTACGGACGTTATGAGGTAAATGGCAAAGAAACTAAACTGGATTGAGTATTACTTCGGTCACTGTTTTCAAACAGGATGGAGAGAAATCTGGAACAATTTTAAGATGTGGCGCGATCTTATCAGTGGAAACTATGAGAACTATGCTCTAATGCCAGAGGATGATCCATATGAAGAATGTTATCAATGGTTCTGGTGTAGCATCAACCTAGATGAAACTTATCCCAAAGAGTTTCTAGAATACTTGATGGAAATGTGCGATAGAATTGATCGTGGTGAAGAAAAGTTAATTCCAATGGATGAAGACTTTATGAATAGACTAAAAGACCTTGTAGAAGATGTG